GTCTGAGAGATAATCCGCACGTTAGTCGGAGTAACTGCTTGAGTCGTATCGCTGGCACTAAGGGTGAATTCGCCAGACATAGTACCAATAACCAACACTTTGCCCGGATGCAGCCACTCGATTGTGTTCATATCCTGTGTGTTGATTGTGTAGTTCAACCCATCGTCATCATTAGTGCCGTACTTGTGGTTTTCATAATCACCACTCACAGAAGCCCATAATGTCTGAGGGTTAGAACTATTACCGGCAAACCATAACCGATCTTCGTAGAAAGTAACTGATCGCGGATACCCGTTGGTGTCAGACCATGCACCTTGAGACCATTTAGTGCTACCCGATGTTGATGTACTAGGGAGCAACGAAATAACGGTAGCGTCAACTACAGTCGGGCTAGTATATGCTGTAATTTCAGCATAACCATTACCATCATGCTGGAATTCCCAAGTAACAGTCCCATCTGATTCAGTCCCCTCATTGTGAACTGGTGGACGGGTGCCTGTTGTACCGGTACTGGTAGCTTTATATAGATTCCCATCATAGTGACGGTAATCACCAGAAGAGACCGAATCGCCAGCTTTCCAGATATTGTACTTAGACTCAATCACTTCAGAGAACATGATATATCCGCCAACACCGGTACTAGCGAATAATGATGCTGATGCTGTCAGAGTAATTGAACCTGTTATCGCAGAAGCTGTGATTGTAGTAGATTCGACATTCTCATCACCAAAAGGGGGCCAGTCAAAAGCAACTTCTGTAATCGTCCAATTAGTTGGTGCATATCGAGCTAACTTGTACGGCGGGTAGTTCGGATGAGATATGTAAACAACATCGGCAGATTGTGCAAAATCAATCGCGTCTAATTCAGTGTGACCATACGGAGACGCAATTTCATAAGGCGAACCACCGCTAAGAACAACGCCACCGTTTGCATAGAAACGGATGTAGTTATCCCCAAACTCCAGCACGTATGCTTGTTCAGTGCTGTATTGGAATGGGATCAGACGGACGTTCTTAGAAGAATCTTTAACTTCGTTTACAAAACGTGTACCCGCACGTTTGCGCGCAGGACCGTGAATCAAAGGGACGAAATTAAGCATCGTATCGCATCCATTGCGATACTTGGTTAAATCTATCCTACCTTTTAACTGGGGCGATAATTCACCAGCATTAAAAGAGTTTTGAATAGGTGAGGCTTTAGGCATTTACAACCTCGCTGTAATCCAATCATCTTCCGCAAAAGATACCGGAGGATTCTCCTGACCATCTACTCGTTTGGCATTTGTTAGCGCAGCATCCAAATCTTTGATCAGCTCGTTCTTTTTGGTGTTGCTTTGGGTCAATGGTTCGCATAACTCAATTGCTAGTCGAGTTGCTACAACATCGACAAACATAGAATCGTACTGATTCGGATCTGTGACTTTGTAGATGTATCGGATATAAAGAACCGTTTCATCACATAGAATGTTATTGGACTCAATCTGATGATTGAATTGTGCCGAATCCAATATTTCAATCATTCGCAGATAGTCACTTGGAATCGGAAAGGCGTAACTGAATCCCCAGGCAGGGGTTTCATCGGATGGTGCGAGTGCTAAACGCTTGACTGCAAAGTTCCAAGGATGGGCGCGTAACATTTCATCACGAACCATTTCCCAACTACGCAGACATAAATTAGCTGCCTTAGTACCATCATTAAGGCTAGTGATAGCACCATGACCAAGTTTGTCTAGTGCTTTGTTACAAACTTCGACCACTGAAGGCATGTATCACTCCTAGATTAAGAAAGGGGGCCGAAGCCCCCAGTCTATTAAGGCGCTGAACAGTACAAATCGATAATGAGAGTACCAGAACTCGGAAGAGCCGCAGTACCTACAGTAGCGATAACTGTTTCTTCAGCAGACAGCGGAGCATCATCTACTGCAGTTGATACACCGAACATAGTCGGAGCAGCCGCAGTAAATGTAGCAGCAGCGCGGTACTTACCAGCAGTACCATCGATACCTACAGCTACAGTCGCTGTACCTAGAGTTGCTGACGCATTGATCACACCGTATGCAAACGCATAACCAGCAGGAACTTTTGCCAGAACGATTGTGTCACCTGAAGCCTGTGAAGCCATGGTAACAGTAGCTCGGAATCGGCGTACACGACCACCAACTACAGCACCGTTAGCCATAGTGGTAGGAGTAGTAGACTGACCAGAGATTTCACTTGCGTATGTTTCAGCCATGAGTAATCACCCCCTTATTCGGCACAAAGGACTTCAACCACTTTGCCCTCTTCAGTACGTGTAGAACCGAAGGTTCCTTTCACGTAGATCTGAGTAGCGTGTGATTTATCCGCACGGTCGCTGATCTGAGCATTAACATCGTTCCACATGCCGAGGTGCAAGCCAGACTTAGCCCAAGCAAATACACGGCGGTTAGAAGAACCGTCAACACCTAGACGTTCAGTGTGTAGGAATTTGAAGCCCATGAAGGTATCAACCTGACCCTGAACAAGTGCTTTTACAGTGTTGTAATCAGCAGAAGTCACTTCAGTAGTGCCTAGCAGATCATCAAGCTGTTTAGCAGTTACAGCAATGTAAAGTGGGTCCATGTCCACATCAACTTCGTTAGACAGAAGAATCTTCTTAGTCTCACGTAGTTTAGCAATAGTCAGACCAGCCGCACCTGCAGCGATTTGCTGGTTAGACGTGTCAAATGCAGTAGTGGTAGTACCGTTTTCACCAGTCTTAGAAGAACCCAGTGCAGCAGAGATGATTTCATCATCGATACCACGACCAAGCGCATAAGCACCGTTGATGGCGTACGGGTTGGTTGGATCAATCAGAGCGCGCAGCTTATCCTGATCGTCCACAAGATCAGCCCACTCGTAATCAACTGGGAAAACCCAGCGAGCATCGTGCGGAGTAGAGATCAGTGGAGTATCAGCATGGCGGCTGGTACGTTTCTGAGCAGTTACGGCACCAATCTGTTCAACTGCTTTAGCAGCTTTACCAGTGTAAGAGCCAATTGTTACGGCATCACGTAGACGTGAACCGCGCTGTTGCAGAAGCAGAGCTACGTTTGAGCTGTACTGCTGCACAAATGCAGTAGAAATTTCAAAACTCATAGTATTGAACTCCGAAAAGTTAATTTAATAACCGGTAACTTTTTCGACTTATCCAACTATGAGTTGGGGTCCGATTTGTCCATCGTAGGCTCGTCAGTTGTCCCATTACGGGGCTTTCTACCTCTACGGCGGGGCGATGAGGCCGGTACTTCCTCATCTTTACCTTTTGAATTTAGCACATACTCTTCTATTTTGAAACAAGTGTCCAGAATAGCAGAGGGATCGACTAAACCTACTCGGGTCGCTTGTGGGATAACAGCTTCTACTATACGCAAACGAATTTCGTTGTCGTTAAGCATAAGCCGCCTCCATCAAACGAGAATATTTAGCAACCGCGTCCTTGTTACCACTCAAATACTGATCCATGAATGATTTATCGGTGCGGAGATCGTTCAATTGTTGCTGTGCTGCCGCTGGAGTCAAACCAAATGAGCCTGATCCCTGACGTTCACCACCTTCAAATGACGATTCGCTCATCTTAGAGCCAAAAGAAGCAAACAGTTTAAGCATATCTGCTGTACCTAGTTTATCTTCAATGGCATTTAGCGCATCAGCATCGTAACCCAAGGCGGCAACAGCACGTTTACCCGCATCGATCTGGGAATCAAATCCTTGACCCCATTCTTTTTTAAGATTGGCGATTGCCTGTTCTGCTTGCTGTTCCTGGTTAGATTGCATCTGCTCTAAACGGGAACCAGACATTTCATTCCAATCACCGAACAACCCTTTAGCCTGAGCATCTGTCAGACCGTATTTGTGTGCAGTATTGCGGAACCAATCAGTTAATTCAGCATCAGCGGTATCCGGTACGTCTAAACCATACTTATCGGCTGTTTCAGGACGACCTAGTTTATTGAAGAAATCGTTCATAGCTTCTTCACCAGCATCCATACCTGGCATTTCGATCAGATTCTTACTACCACCAACAAACTTTTCCAAGTTACGGTAGCTGCTTAGAACATCGTCTACACCTTGCCAGCCTTTGTTTCCAATATACGCACTGGTTTCTTCATCAAAACCACTATTCCATGCTCCGTTGTCAACGGCACCATTGTCACCAGCAGTACCGTTATCTGCGGCACCACCGTTATCGCCCATCAGGGCGGCAGTAGCTTCACTCATTAGGAGTTTCCTCGATTAAATTGTAGATATCATCATCTGTGAGTTGGAGATGACTCATTATTCTGAGCCAAACTTCGCGTCTACCTTCGAGAAGGAATGTCGTATGGACATTATTCACATCGGCAGTTGGTAAGGTAGCCCGACAAAAGCGTCGGAGATCCGCTAGAACCTCCTGACCGTGCGGACCACCGAATATGGCTTTGTATGCAGTGGATCGCGCTGCAATCTGTTTATTCCTGCTTATACCCATTACTGACCTGTCAGAAGTTGATTAGCTTGAGCTGCATCCTTCATAGCACCCGCCAAAGGCTGTGCCGCAGCAATTTGTTGCTGCATAGCCTCCTGCTGTGCCCGTGCCTGTCGGAGCTTCATTACTTCTTCAGGACTACGCAGAATCGGTGTTGGTACACCTGATACTTCAGCAGTCATACGCGCAAGCTCGTCCTTATTGAACACGTCCAGTACAGAAGGATCCATCTGAGCAAATGGCGCCAGTAGCTCCATTGTGCGCTGCACACCTACGAGTTCTTCTGCACGTTGCATACGGCTCATTGGCGAATCGTAAATGATCTCATATTCACCACCTGCTTCGATAAGTGCATCAGGCATCGGTGGGAGCACGTTATGAAACATCAAAAGATCAAGTTCGCGCTCAATTAGTGGCCCAAGTGCTTCAGATTGTTGGCGACCCATTGTCGGAGTCAACAACATTCCTTTTTCTTGCGCACGAATCAGAGCTTCAGTGGCGGTCATGCGTGGGGTTTCGACTAGGATCTGGAATAGAGTTACCAGAAACGCATCATCGATAGCCTGTCTGCGCTGTTCCATCTTCGCTTCGTTAATGTCCACACGGGAACCAGTGTTGAACGGCTGGATCAGTGGACGCCCATCACGGCTTACACCACCTACGTTCAGACCACCAGGACGCATGTTCACCGACATGGCTCCACCACCAAGAATCCCGTCATCGTGCAACAAAATCGGTGGATCGATCAGTTTATGCGCGGCTCGAATGTCCGTTTTAGCCATTTCGTTCAGCATCTTGATATCAGGCAGTGCTGACATAGCTGGCGAACGACCATAAATTTCATCCGGTGCTGTTACGTAACGACTAACTGAGAACGGGAAGCTGTTATATCCACCTTCAGGCGCTACCATGACCTTTTCTTTGACTGCAATGTAGTACGACGCAAAGGGCATATTCTTCGCGTCTGCTTTACTGCTGTCATAATTCACACGTGGGGCAACGTAATGAATAAAAGCGAATTCTTCTTTCTCTTTGTTCGGATCTTCTAGTGCTTTCTGAATAGATTCTGGAAGATTCTCGTACCCGAATCGCTGCATAGCTTGACGTGCGGTGTACCGAAATTCACGGTAAACCGTATCAATCACGCCCTGATGGTTCTCACAGAAGTAAGTATCCTTCAGGTTAAGACAACGGTATCGCAGACCCGAACCAGGCTGAAAATCGATAAACAAGCTGCCCGTACCAAACGCACCCACTGAAGTCCAACGCTCATAGTTCTGACCGGCAAAGTTAGCCTTTGGAGCGTATCGCATCGAATAAAGAATGTTGTTTACCTGGTAGAACCAGTCCTGAACAGCAAAATCACGGTTAAGCGATTCATCGGTAGTCTTTAAGTTATGCCATTTCTGCTGACGCGGAGTAAGCATTGAGTCCATAACTGCAGCAAAACGATCCAATGCCATAATAGGCTTAGAGTCGAACACCTTTTCGGTTTTCTTTTCACCGTCAGTACGATTACCTGTAAACCCACGCTGACGCGGAAGCACACGCTCGGCTATCTCTTCCCAGTGATACTCCCAGTTACTGCGAGCACCTTTGATGGAATCAAACCGTTTAACGATTTCATCTACATCAGCCATAGACATGATCATTTCCTCTTCTTGGAAAATTCTTTCGCCACTTTCTTAGGTGGACATTTCCCTTTAACCGTTTCGGGCGAATGTAGACACATTGCCATGAACTTTTGCTGCTTATCGCTTTTTGCTGGCATTATTCAACCCATCCCACTAGACCCGCAGTTACAATCGCACCTTTATCGGTACTCACTGTAAATCCGACAAGATGACCGGCACCAATAGGTAGCGGCATATCCAAAGATAATCCAGTTGATGAATCCTGCAGTGCGATCCCTGCCTGCGGATAGACGAAGCCTGTCTCTTGTTGATCTAGTCCGTCAATCTGACTTGTCACCAATTGAACAATGACACTCGCCGCTGCCGTACCACTACTCGACCCGGCATACATTGAATGGACATACATCGTTTTATTACGCGGTACTCTGCGGAATGACGATAAACAAGTACGCTCGCCTGCATTGATTTGACTGTAGGTGTTACCACCACTCGTCAATGTGATCGTACCTGCCGCTTTACCACCCGTACCACTGGTTGCCATGTGTATACATTGCACCCAACGAATGTCTGTCGCCAGGGTGTTTACAGGGGTTGTGCCATTCAGTGTGATTATTTCAAACGAGAGATCAAGATCCCCATTCAAATACTCCATCACAACCGTTCGTATGCCTGTACCTGCAGCACTATCACTGGCGCTGGTACTGACAATACTCATCTGGATGCTTTGAGGAACATGAATCACAGTACCATCATGTGATTGAATACTGACATTCGAAGCAGCA